AACAGCGCCACGTACCAGGTCGCCGGGGCATCCACCGCCCTGGCGTCACCGAACGCCTTCTTGATGGCCCAGCCCTCGAAATGATCTGTTTTCGCTCCCATGTCTCAGCTCCTTTAGTAGTGATTTGAAAGATATATTCTCAGCCAGGCTTCCTACCTGCCGGTATCTTTGACCGGCCCTTTGATTGCGGAAATCAGATGAGTGCCGAAATAGAACGCGCCGACGGACAGCACCAGTGTGTCCATGCCGGTCACCTGGAACCATTGGATCAGGAAACCGGACCAGGCCGGATCCAGGAACCAGGAGACAGCGCCCAGGGAGAAGAACGTCAGGAACGTTCCCATGATTCCCCACGCCATCGCACGTCTTGAGATCGTCCTGATCGATGATTCCTCGAGCCGCTTGTCAAGGAACGCCTGATAACTGGACAGGGTCTTTATCCGGTATTTCATCTTCTCTTCGTCGGTCAGGTTCCACTCGTCGATCCAGGTCCCGACGCCCCGGATGGTGTCGTCCACCAGCGCCGCGCCCCGCTTGACGATTTCTTCGGACGAGAACAAGGCGGTCAGCCATCCCATCGTTTATCTCCTCTGGTGCCGGTTTTTGAGGCAAAAGCCGGAAAGGTGGAGGTTCCAGATCCCCAGCAGGCAATACGCAATGGCTGGAACGATGTCGCCGGACGACAGGAACCAGCCACCGAAAACGAGCATTCCGGCTCCGAAAACGCATGTTGAAATTGAAAAAACACTCATGAATATTCCGAATGTCGTGTCAGTTTTGCCCACAGGTATGCCTCCAGGCGATACACGCCGCGGCCGCCGATATGGCCTGCCAGGCCGATCAAGGCGGCGGACGTCCATTCGTCCAGGTGCGCCGTGTGGGAGATGAAATAGGTGATGACACCGAAGAATATGGCCCCCGGCAGATCGAACAGGAAAGTCAGCCAGGCTGGCGGCCGGATGCAGCCCCTGGCGTAACGGTGGGTGAAGTCGGCGACATAGCCCCACACCGCCAGGAACAGTACCCACAAATAGGTGGCAACGGCCGCCCAACTGTTCGGTTCCGGGGAAAGATGGTGCTTCATCCCGCCATCGCCAGCATGAACAATCGTGTCAGCCATCCGTTCGCATACCGTTCGAAATGGGGCAGGCGCCTGTATCGTTCCGCGCGGTAGGCCAGGAATCTGGCGATATGCCAGTCGGTGGCCGATTTCGCTGCGCCGATCGTGACCGGCCCGACGACGCCATCCACGTTCACCATCAGCGCCGATTGCAACAGGCTGACGGCGGTATGCGGCCCCTGATTGACGGCAGCGTCGAACAGATAGAGGTCCAGCGGTTGCCTGATCTCGTCGCAGCGGCACTTGTCCCAGTATTCGGTGCGGTAGATGTATTTCGCCGCCCCGGCATCCAGATTGGCGATGTCCACCTCCGGATGCGCGCGCTTTGAGATGCCATATTTGGTCAGCCCGCCCGGGTCGTTCGGATCGTCCATGATCCGCGAGCCGCCCTCGAAGCGCATGACCACAAGATCAAAGGCGTCGTCAAAGCGCGTCATCAATCGCCAGAGCTTTCTTCCTGGACTGATTCCGCAGGCTTGGTGGTGAATGGCTCCGCGGCGCCACGTTCGATCAGGTCATCGGCGACCGCCTTGGGGACATCGACGGTCTCGCCGGGTTGTTTCCACTCGCCTTCAGGTTTCAGCCTGACGGTATGTTTCAGCGTGATCTTCATAATGACCTCCAATATCAAATCACGGCAGCGGCGAACGAGGCGTTTGGACGATAAGGGACCAGCAGCGGTGCGGACTGCATCAGAAGATATCGTGCGCTGGGATCTTCCTGGACCCAGGATTTGACGAAGTATTCCCGGCTCTGGAACCCGGCCGCTTCGTCCTTGATGGCGCCGAAATGGCGGACGCCCATCAGATCGCCGACGCCGATCACCGTCCCGGCGGGCAGCATGACCTGTTCTGTCGTGGCACCATCGGCGAGATACCAATCTGCATAGACCCAATAATCGAATGTTCCGTCACTGCCCTTGTACTGGACATGGTCGGGAATGATGCCAAGATTGATCTGGCCGGAATCTACGCGCCTCAAGTCAAGCCTGTTCTGCAAGCTGACGGACTTTCTGAAAGCCCGCCAGGCCTGCGGGTCCATGATGATGTTGCGTACAGACGAACCGCTCAGCTGCAGGGTCTGCAATGACCAATCCTCCAGGTCGTTGATTGGATCGACGCCCGCGTCACCCCATTTCGACCCGGCCGCCAGAGTGATTGTCTGTGATGCGGAGCGGCCGAAATTTACCGAGACCGTTTTGGTATTGCCATCAGGCATCAGCATATTGACCGTGATCGTACCCTGTGTCAGGGCCTCGACTCCCCAAACCTCCAAGCGCCGTGTGAGGATGTCCACCTGATCGCGCAGGTCGCGCAACAATGAAAGTTGACGCCGTTGCTCCGGGCTCAGTTCTTGCCCAGTTCCTATCTGTTCCCCTGCAGCGCGCTTGAAAGGACGGGTGGCGTCGTGGACACGCTTGTCCTTGATGTAGGCCGGCTTGAAGGACTTGGTTTCATAGCCGAGGGATTCGACCACCTTGCCTTCCACCAGGGGATGGACCACCGGCGCCAGACGGCGTTTTTGACCGTCCAGTTCAACATCGAAGAAAATGGTTTCCGAGTCGGAGGTCTCAACCTGGTTGAAGAACGAGTTGAGGATGAACGCCGGCGTGCGCTTGAGCGAATCGACGACGCGATTCAGATATCCGGTACCGTAGATGTCGATCATGTGTCAGCTCTCCTGGTTTCAGTTCGGCACGGCTTTGTGCAGGTAGATGGATCTGGCTGCCAGTGCGTCGCGCACGCTGGCGGCGGTATGGCCGGCGCCGAAGGTGGTGGCGTTCTCGTTGAAGTCGCCGGCGATGTAGGCGAACGAAGATTGCGCGCCACCGGTGGCGTCCACGTCTTCCCCAAGAATGGAAATCGGTGTCTGCGAACCATCTGTCGCCGCTGAGGTGCTGAGAACGAATTCCCCGGTGGCCGTGATCTTGCCTAGCAGCGCGCCACGGGTGAGCACCTGGCCGCTGGCGATCGTGACGCCGTGGGAACGGAGCGGATGGTCGCCAGCGATCAGGTCGTCCGGCGTATAGATGCCCTCACTCTGGAAGGACGGATTGAAATCAATTGCCATGATTCGTCACCTCACTGAATGCCATACTGTTTACCCAAATCGACGGCCGCCCTGACTGATGCCTCAGGGTCTTCTGGATCCTCCGGAGAATCCGGCCCAACCCGTGGGTTCCCCAAGGTTTCCATGTGCTTCTCGAACTCGCTCTTGCCTTGGGTCGATGACGTTTCCGCCTGGGGCACCGATTCCAGGATGGCCGAGGCCTGATCAGGCGCCATGTCTGTGGTGAACGCCAGCTTCATGGCGGTGGCCTCCCGTCCCTTGGCGCTTTCGTGGCCGAGAATGGCCTCGATGCGCTGGCGTTCCTGGAACACGCCCTGGCGAATGCCGTCTTCGCGCGCCCGGTCGAGATCGGCCTGGGTGTGGATTCTCTCCGGCTGGGGTTCCGCCGCCGGCGCGGTGTCTTGGGTCTTTTCAGACATGGTGCTTGCCTCCATGGAGGTTGTGGATGTCCCGCCAGCGGCGGCGGGGGCTTGAATGAAAACAGTTGTCTCGGTATCCGTTGACAGCTCGGACAGCACGCCCTCGAGCGATCCGATGGCGTCGGCCAGTCCGGCATCGACGGCTTTGATCCCGACCATGACATCGCCCTGCCCGAAGTCGCTGAGCACGGTCTCCTCGGTGACCCCGCGATTGCGCGCTACCCGGGAGACGAACACGGCGGCCATGTCGTCGACCACCCGCTGCACCCGCGCCCTGTCCTCCGGGCTGGATGCGTCCAGGTCCTTGTTGGGACTTTGGCTGGAAACGATGGTGTAGCGCTTGAGGCCGCGTTTCTGATCGGCGCCGCTGCCGTCGGTCAGCACCGTGCGCACGCCGATGGAGCCGAGCAGAGCGGTCTCGTCGACGACGATCCGGTCGGCGGCGCTGGCGATCCAGTAGCCGGCAGAGGCCGCCATGCCTCCCACGTAGGCGACGATCGGCTTGCCGCCTCTGGCCTGATGGATCATGTCCGCCAGCTCGCCGGTGCCGTTGGCTTCGCCGCCTGGGGAATCGATGTTGAGCACGATGGCGGACACATCTGGATTCTCCACCGCCGCATGGAAATCGCGGGCCAGCAGCTCATAACTGGTGGCCCCGCTCAGAGCGGTGAACAGGTTGGCATAGCGGAACAATGGACCTGTGACCGGCAGGACCGCCACATTGCCGCGCATCTCGACGCTGTAGGTGTTGTCCAGGGGGCGGCCCAGCTTGGCCGCCACCGCTTCAGGATCGAGATTTTCCCGGTTGGCGATCTGGATCATGTTTTCCAGCGCTTCCTGGGTCATGGCCCAGATCTGTCCCGAGATGGCCTGCCAGATTCTCATTGGGTCGGGTTCTCCTGTGGTTGATCTGTGGGCGCCTGGACCTGCATCACAGAGGCCGTGTCCGGACCGCTCATGCCAAGTTCCTCCCGCAGCGCCCGTTCGCGGGCCTGCTGGTGCAGCACCTCCTCCCAGTCCAGCCCTTGCTCGGCGCATTCGGCTTCCAGAGTGGACAGACCGGTTTCGATGCGGATTTGAGCCGCCTGGGCCTCTTTCACCGGGTCTACCCAGCCGCGTCCGGCGAAGATCCAACGGGCCCGGGCGTAGGACTGGCGGTTGGCGTAATAATCCGGCGCGTCCACCTTTCCGGCGTTGACGGCTTCTTCCAGCCACAGCTCATAGATGGGCGTCAGCCAATAATCCATCAGCCAGCGGCGGCGCCCCAGGAAATAGCGCCAGGCCTCGAGCAGGGCCGCGCGGGCGCTGGAGTAG